TCACTTTCCCATTTCAAACGCCGGCGCAAAATGTACCATATTACCCCAAATCTTCCTATATCTTACCCCTAAAAATCGACACAAAACTGACAAAAAATCGACACAAAATGGATAAAAAACCGACACAAGGTGGTAAAAAGTCGTCATTTTAGACCAAAAAGGTGACATCGATAATGTCGATTTTCCCTAAAAAGCACCTGAATCCATGAAGAATATTACTTATATGTATTTTTCACATATGTTTTTAGGGTATTTTGGGGTAGTTTTTGACACTTTTATGTCGGTCTAATGTCAAGATTGTGTCGTTTTTTTTCTCTGAAACTATTGTCAATTGGGAATAGTGTCGATAATGTCGATTTTATTCTTATTTTATAATATAAAAAAAAATAAAGTATAATAGAATATATATATATAATAGGGAACTTTTATTTTGACATTTTTGGAATTAAAAGTTTTTTTTGTTAGTTTAGATATTAGTATTAAATTTGCCTCATAATCATAAATTAAAAATATAAACATTCAAATGGAGTACCAACCAAAAAATTTAAAGTTCGGAAAAGAAGGTCGAGACAAATTAGTGAAGGGTATTGTAAAAATGGCAACTGCTGTAAAAAGCACTTTAGGGCCATCGGGTAATACGGTCTTGATAGAGTCACCTCATCATACCCATGGTATAACTGTGACGAAGGATGGGGTAACTGTAGCGAAGTCGATAGAGTTGATAGACCCTGTTGAAAATTTGGCTGTGAGTATGATGCGTGAGGCTGCTGAGCGTACCGCTACTTCTGCGGGGGATGGGACGACAACGGCGATAGTATTAACTGAGGCATTGGTTTTGACGGGGATTGAGTTTTTGGATGAGAAGTTGAACAGGACTGCTGTGCTTCGCCATATGTCAGACATAGGGGAGCAGGTAGTGGACAAGCTTCGAGGTATGAGTAAACGAGTGACAACGAAAATGATTGGGGATGTAGCGTCATTGTCTGCGAATAACGACAAGGAGACGGGGAAGTTGATAGCTGACGTGTACAAAGCTGTTGGCCGTAATGGCATAGTGACGGTGGAGAAATCTCAGACAACCGAGACCTATACGGAGAGTACGAAGGGGTTGCAATTTAATCGTGGGTTTATGAGCCCATTATTCGTGAACGACCAAAAGCGAGACGAGTGTATCCTTGAGGACGTGATGATACTGATGAGTGACACGGAGATATCCAACATCCTTCAGGTTGAGCAGGTTTTGAAACCAATTATCACCGAGGGTAAGAAATTGTTAATCATATCCCCTTGCGGGAAGAATATGCTAAACACGTTAGCGGCTAATGTGGTTAGGGGGAATTTGAAATGCTGCGCTGTTCAGCCTCCTAATTTTGGGTACCGACAACATGAGCTGATGCAAGACATTGCGATGAGTGTAGGAGCGACCTACTTCAGCGAAAAGACAGGTGACGATTTAAGTTTAATTAATTACGGAGACCTTGGCCACGCTGCTAAGGTTGTGATAAGTTCAGACAAGACTGTTATTATCCGTTCTGAGGCTAAGGTAAACATGGAGGAGATTGAGAAACGAGTGGACGAGCTAAAGCATGCTTACGACAAGGCAACTAAAAAAACAGACAAGGACTTTATCCTTGAGCGAATTGCTTCTTTAACGGGTGGAGTTGGCGTGATATACGTTGGCGGTAATACCGACTTAGAGCAGAAGGAGTTGTATGACCGAGTGGACGATGCAGTATGTGCTGTTCGCTCTGCGCTTGAGGAGGGTATCCTACCGGGCGCAGGTAGAGGGCTTGACTCGATAGACCTTAGAGAGTTGTGTGGCGGAGCTACATCTCCTGAGCACGCTGCAGCGTTGAATATAATTCAGTTATCACTGAAAGCTCCGCTTACTCAGATAATCGAGAACGCAGGACTTTGTGTTACCAACATCTACTCAGGCGGTATGGCTTGGGATGAAGGGTACAACGTGAAGACGGGGGAGAAGGGGAACCTAATCGAGATGGGCGTAATAGACCCATTGAAGGTAACAAGAAGCGCATTGCAGAACGCAATTAGTGTTGCTGTTACAATCCTATCAACTAACGCAATAATCACAATGGCAAGAGAATATGACGGAAGAGGTTAAAATAGGCTGTGCAAATACCATGTGCCCGCTAAAAGGGTCATGCGAACGATACACGAATCACCCGGGCGGAGACCCGTCTGTGTTTAAAATATTCAAATTCGATGAGTTTGAGGGTAAAACACATTGCGATAATTTTATATATAATAAAAACTTAATATATGCAACCGATAGGGAAGTACATAGCCGTTCGTGACGACCACTCTGACATAAAGACAGAGTCGGGATTATTGCTTTCGGGCGAGGACGCTAACCAACTGCGATACCGCAGAGCAGTCGTTATCAAGAAAGGGACTGAGGTTCAATCGATTAAAGACGGAGACGTTGTCTATTACGACAAGGGCAGCTCGTTTACTATGCTAATCAAGGATGAGCAGGTTACGATTATTCGTGAGGGGGACGTAGTTGTTGTTGAGTAGCAAGTGCTTTCAACCTTTTGGTGTCCTCTATCATTTCTTCCAACATTTTGATATAGTTTTTATCTATATCCTGTTTGCTTGAGTATAAAGGGTTGAATCTTGCTTTTTGGCTAATCTCTCTGTCGCCGTCTAAAATATTGTACAAATCCGTTACAAGTCTCGACCCCTTAATTGATATTTGGTATCTTGCAGGTTTACCCGGGCTTGAGTTTCTGAACTTTTCAATCCACCCATCCTTCATCATTCGAGAAAGCTTGTCATCCTCCCACTTAAGAACTTTATTTATTATAAAAAAGGTTTTTCTTGTAAAGTAGGATTCGCTGTAGATGTAAAGTAGCACATCCAAATCTGCTTGGCTTAGATTATATTTAGCTAACATATACTTCCTGACAACTTTATAATATTTCAGGTAATTATTTTTTCTTAATCTCATTTTATTTGTATATTTGCAGACAAAGATAAATACTTTAAAAATGGGCAGCAAAAAAAATATTGAAAAAGTTGAGGAGACAGAAGTTATTGAGACTGAAACTCCTGTAGTTTACGAACAAGAACCCGAGGTACTTGAGGCTCATGAACAGGAGGTTACAGAAGAAATCACCAATGATGGATGGGTCTACATTGACACAAAAAACGGAGACCCGGGCAGAAAAAATAGAGCAAAATAATTTTAAACAGTCTCTTCGGAGACACTAAAAAAAATAACAATATGAAAAATTGGTATCAGTCAAGAACGATTTGGGGAATTGTAGCAGCGGCTATTGCTTCTTTAACAGGATTTGTTATGGAAGAGAGCGAGTTGAGCGTTATAGCCACGAAACTTGTAGAAGTTGCGGGATTAGTATACGCAATATATGGGCGCATTACAGCTAATGAAGTTATAAAATAAAATATGCCTACGATACACACTGAAAAATGGAAGGACTATAAAATTCCTGACAGAGGGATAGGCGACACTATAGAGCGAATAACAAAAGCTACAGGTATAAAAATGGTTGTCGATAAGGTGTCAGATGTAACAGGTGTAGATTGCGGGTGTGAAGAAAGGAAAGAAAGGCTAAACGAGCCTAACATCCTGATAAACAAAATTTTTTACAAAAACAAAAAAAGATAAAAATGTCAGCATTTAACCAAAAATATACAAGAGCATTACATGTAGTTCCAAACGAGTACGATATTCCATACCCTAATTTAATAAAGCAGGGAGCTACAACAGCTGCAACGGGGTATCAACTTATAGACAATAATACTGACTTTATAGCATTAGGGGTCTCTGCAGGAGACATTGTGTACAATTTAAGTTCTTATTATACTGCCGCTAAAGTATTAAGCGTAGGTACAAACAATCTAATCTTATCAGATGACATATTCACTAGTCCCGGCGAGGATTACGAAATATACTCAGGCAGTGACGCTTCGGGGTTGAATAATCGAGGATGTACACTGATGATTACTTGTGGGCTTACTGATTCTTACGGGTACGTAACCGTAGAGACTATAGGCGGGGATATTATAGATTATATTATAGACCAAGCGACACAACCTTCAGGGCCTATTATTTTGCCATTCCAAATTAAGAAGTTTATCTTTGTAAAAAATATGTCTGTTGACGTTGCTTACTCAAGTACTATGAAGCCTCCATTCATAGCTATGTGGTAGTATTATTAAAAACAAAAAAATGCAGAATTACGATAATTTACTTACAGACCATGATATAATTAAATTCCAAGGGAAGGTGCCTGATTACAATCGAGTTGTTAGACAGGAGCTTGGGATTATGTTAGCTAAGGATGTCCCCGCACACAGAGCGAAGATTGTCCTGTTGGCTGTTTTGCAATCTATTGCAAGCAAGTATTCTGAAAGTGAGCCATCTACAAAAGTAGGCAGTATTCTTCGAAAGATATTAGGGATACTATCTGCTATAGATATTAACCTATTTAAAAAGAAGTAAAATGGACGTTATATACAAGGTAGATTCTAAGATGCTTAATTTGCGAGTAGGCCCGGGGGTTAATCATACGTTAGTAAAAAGCAGACCGCCATTATCTAATGGCGAGATTGTTGTCGTTCATGAAACAGAGAGCGTTGGTAGTGACGTTTGGGGGTATACACAATACGGGTGGGTGAACACTAAGTTCCTTAAGCCGTACAATGCGGCATTAGGCGAGGTGGCTTTATATTATGCAAAATCTGAGATTGGTGTTCAAGAGGTTCCGAAGGGGTCTAATTGGGGGCCTGAGGTTAAGGTATATTTGGATTCGGTAGGCTTAAAAATTCCTGCGTCATGGTGTATGGCGTTTGTTTATTGGTGTGTAAGTAGGGCTTGCGAAACGACAGGCAAAAAGAACCCACTATTTAAGTCGGGTCACGTATTGACAGTTTATAACTACGCAAAAAGGAAGGGGTTAGTGAAAGCCTCTCCGCAGCCGGGCGATATATTTATAATGGATTTTGGCGGGGGTAAGGGGCATACAGGGTTTTGTGATGACATATTAAAGGATTTTAGATTCAATACGGCAGAAGGGAACTCTAATGACGATGGTTCAAGGGAAGGGCACGAGGTTTGTAAAAAGCCGGGAGGTAGACTTATTTCAAAATGTAAGGGATTTATTAGGTTGATTTAATTTAATTACATACATTTGCACTATGGATAGCAATAAAAAATACTTAAGTAATGAAGATTTACAAACCACGCAAGGTTTGAATAGCGAATACCGAAAGCTCGAAAGTGCGGTTGGTAGCTTAGAAATTGAGAAACAAGGCATAATGCGTGGGGTAGAATCTCTACGTGAGGCTTTGTCAGCTCACGAGCAAATGCTCAAGGACAAATACGGAGATAACATCATGATTAACATGGCTACCGGCGAGATTTCAGAGATGAATAAAAAGTCGATGGGGAATGTTGTTAGCATGGATAAAAAATAATATCAATGGCAAAAATAGTAGTATACCCAATAAAACCGACCATTTCTGACGATGACATGGTAATAGGGACTGATGTGTCAGGAAGTAATGCAACGAAGAATTTTTCTATTGGGGCTATATCTGCCTATATAATGGCTCAGGTTGCTACTTTTGTGAACAATGCAATATCAGCATTCAGTGCAACAATTGCTTCAAAAAGAGGGGTATTCTACAGCTTAGTAAATCATGTAGCTTCGGCACCAAACAATCCGTTCCCATTAGAGATGGGGGTTACTGACAGTGCTTTAACATCGGGCGTTTCTGTCGCTTTGAATGGTTCTTCTATCCCGTGCAGATTAACCTTCCCAACGGAAGGTATTTACAAGATAGGAATTTCTGCTCAGATAGCAAATGCAGACAATGCAAAGCAGGATATTATGATTTGGTTATCAAGAAATGGAGAACCTAACTTTATCAGTAATACGACAAAGCGGTTTTCGCTTCACCCCGCAATTCCTTTTGGCACGGCTTATGCTGAGTATATTATTGAAGTGGCGGCAAATGATTACATATCGCCTATGTGGATGACAAGCAATGTAGATATGAGTATAAATGCGGCGGCGGCAGGGTCTAACTATGCTAACAAGCCAAGCTTGTATGTAACTGTAAATAAAATATAATGGATATAAGAAAAGTTTCGGTTGGGGTTGATTATAAGTCGGCTATGCATTATGTAGTTGGTCAGTCTGTACTTGACGGCACACACAGCATTCACGCTATACGAAAATTAGACACAGGGGCTATTGAGATTTACGTAGAAACAGAGGCGAATGAAGTTCTCCTTTGGAAAGAGGTAACGTCAACGATGCCTTGTGTAATAGAATGTAATATAAATTTTTAAATGAAATCACCATTTTACTTTATTGTAAAGCCTGTAAATGATAAAAGATATGACAATACGAAATCGATAGGTGGGGTTGAGCTGATTGTAAGCACATCGGAGGAAGACCATTTATTTTCAAATCGTTTTGCTGAAGTCTTGGAATTGCCGGTAAATTATTTAGGGCCTATACAGGTTGGTGACACACTTGTAGTGCACCATAATGTGTTTAAGTTTTACAATGATATGAAGGGCCGCCGTAGAAGCGGTCGAAGTTTTTTAAGGGATGGTTTGTTTTTTGTAGATGACGACCAATTTTTCATGTATAAAAGGGCTAATAAGTGGTATGCTTACGGTAGGTACTGTTTTGTAAAACCATTGCCTGCTTCAGAGTCTTTTGTAAAAAAGCCATTCACAAATGAGCCTTTGTGTGGGATTATGATTTACCCTAATAAGAAATTAATTACACAAGGCGTTATTCAGGGGATGACTGTTGGGTTCACTCCTGACAGTGAATACGAGTTTACTATAGACGATGAAAAGTTGTATAGGGTTTTTGACCATCAAATAACAATGATATTATGATAAATATTATAGATAACTTTTTAGGGCAGAGGGTGTTCGATACTGTTCATCAGTTATTACTAAATAACACATTTAATGGCGTTCAGGTAGGGGATAAGGTTTTTTATATCCAAGAAAGTAATAAATCTTTTGACGAATACGTCCTAAATAAGTTGAGCGAGATAGACGGGGTAAAGAGGAAGTCTTTATTGTCGTTTTTCAGGGTAGCTACCGATGAGTTGGATACCGATTGGAGGGTACACGCTGATTCTAAGATTGGTGACGTTATGCCTCAAATGGCGTTAGTGCTTTATATATCTCCTTCGCACATGAACGGGTTGCATGGAACCGCTTTTTGGAAGCACAAAAAGATGGGGTATGAAATGCCATTAGATACTTCTGACGAGGAGGCGGACAGAATGCTTTTAGAGGAGTCAAATAATTTAGATAATTGGGAGCTAAGTTCTGTTGTTGGGTATAAGCCAAATAGAGCCGTAGCATACCCTGCTAACTACTTTCATAGTAAGTATCCGAATTTAGGATGGAAGGATGGGAGAATGATATATGTAATATTTTATAACAAATCTTATGAGTAACAAAGATATAAGGTTAAGAATAATAGCAGCGGGTCATAAGGCTGTAGACGAGCTGATTAAGGTCGCAGAGGATTCTATATTAAATAGCGAGGATAAAGAGAATGACCTAACTGCTGACAAGTTAAAGAATGCGGCGGCTACTAAAAAGTTGGCCATATTTGACGCTTTTGAAATTTTAAAAAGGATTGAGGATGAAAAAAACAATATAGAAGCCCCTGAGATAGATGGGGATTTAAAAAAGAATGTAGACTCTAAAAATGGATTCGCAGAACGATATACTTCAAAATAACAATCTATACCATATAGTTTTTGACTATATAGATTCAGCCGTCCTTAAGAAAAAGAATAAGGACAGGTCTTGGGTTTATGGGTACAATGAGCGTTTTGACATGGTGGTAATATCTAAGACCGGGCAGATAGGAGACATCTATAATATAAATGGGCTTTGCATAGCACTCCCTCTGCAATCAAATAATGTATTTAAAAGAAGTACACTAAAGTCCGAGCAGTATTGGGAGAGGCATCCGATGCCTGCTGAGTTGGCTAAAATCAAGTCCATACATCAATGGAATGAAAAGCCAAGGGAGTTTAAGGCTAAATGGATTGATTATATCGAAAAGCAGTACGAGTATAGGGATAACGGATTTTGGTTCATGAATAATGGGGCTCCTACCTATGTAACACCGTCTCATTGGATGTATTTACAATGGGCGAGTATAGACGTTGGGTACCCTGATTACAGGGAGGCTAATAGGATATTTTTCATATATTGGGAGGCTTGTAAGGCTGATATTAGGTGTTATGGCATGAATTATCTTAAGATACGCCGTTCAGGGTTTTCATTCATGTCCTCCTCGGAGTGCGTTAATATAGGGACTCTTGCAAGAGATTCGAGAATAGGTATATTGTCCAAGACGGGCCCTGATGCCAAGAAAATGTTCACAGGAAAGGTTGTACCTATAAACAGCAAAATGCCGTTCTTCTTTAAGCCCGTAATGGATGGGATGGATACTCCTAAGACAGAGATTGCTTATAGAATTCCTGCTACGAAAATTACTCGTAACAATATGTACGACACGGGGAGTGATGAATTAGACGGGCTTAATACGACTATCGATTGGAGGAATACGGATGATAATGCTTATGATGGTGAGAAGTTGATTTTCTTGGCTCATGACGAGTCGGGGAAGTGGACAAAGCCGCAAAATATTAAGGAGAATTGGCGGGTAACGAAAACGTGCTTGAGGTTGGGTAGTAAGATAATAGGCAAGTGTATGATGGGGTCTACCGTGAATGCTCTACCAAAGGGAGGTCAGAACTTCAAGGATATATACTTCGACTCGGTGCCAACTGAGAGAAACAAGAATGGGCAGACGAAAAGTGGGCTATATTCATTATTCGTTCCAATGGAATGGAATATGGAAGGCTTTATTGACCGTTATGGGATGCCTGTATTCAGAAAGCCCGAATCTCCTATAATAGGAATAGACGGGAATAAGATTACAAATGGAGCTATTGACTTTTGGGAAGCGGAGGTTGAGTCATTGAAGAATGATGCAGATGCGCTTAATGAGTTTTATAGACAATACCCACGTACAGAGTCTCATGCGTTTAGAGATGAAAGCAAACAGGCTTTATTTAACTTAACAAAAATATATCAACAGATAGACCATAATGATGCGACTATAAAGGAGCACCATGTAACGAGAGGCTCATTTAGATGGAAGGACGGTATACAAGATACAGAGGTTATATTTTACCCTGACAGAAGTGGTAGGTTTTTGGTAAGTTGGGTTCCTCCGCCACATCTACAAAACAACGTGCACATAAGGAATGGGATAAAATACCCCGGCAATGAACACATGGGGGCGTTTGGCTGTGACTCTTATGATATATCGGCAGTAGTTGATGGTAGAGGGTCTAACGGCGCATTGCATGGAGCGACAGGGTTCCATATGGAAGATGCCCCAATAAATGAGTTCTTCCTTGAGTATATAGCTAGACCTCCTATGGCAGAGATTTTCTACGAGGATGTCCTTATGGCAATAGTATTCTACGGGATGCCAATATTGGCAGAGAATAATAAGCCAAGGCTACTGTATCATCTAAAGAATAGAGGATATAGAGGGTTTTCTATGAATAGGCCCGATAAGGCTTTAAACAAGTTATCCGCCACAGAGAGGGAGCTTGGGGGAATCCCTAACTCTTCGGAGGATGTAATGCAATCTCATGCCGCTGCTATAGGGTCTTACATAGAAAAATACATAGGGATAGATAATGATGGGAAATACAGGGAAGCAGGGGAGATTGGTTCGATGGTGTTTCCGAGGACACTCGATGATTGGGCCAAGTTCGATATAAGCAATAGGACGAAGCATGATGCTTCCATTAGTTCAGGGCTTGCTCTTATGGCAATAAGCAGGCATTTGTACAAGCCTGTGGTGAAGAAATCAAAAATAATGATTAACTTCGCAAGATATAATAACGAAGGCAATTTAAGCAGCATCAAAAATGGATGATAAAAAAATAGAAATAATACCACAAGTGTCATTCCCATCTGACTGTGAAGGAGATTTAGACAAATCAAGTCACGAATACGGGCTAAAGATTGGTCAATCTATACAGAACGAATGGTTCCGAAGAGACAGTGGTGGCTCAAGGTATTACAACCAATTAAGAGACTTCCACGAATTACGCTTGTATGCTCGTGGTGAGCAGCCTATTGCTAAATATAAAAACGAGATGGCTGTAGATGGCGACCTTTCGTACCTTAATTTAGATTGGACTCCAATACCGATTATGCCTAAGTTTATAGACATAGTGGTAAATGGGATGTCGGAGAGGTTATTCAAAGTGAAGGTTTATGCGCAGGACGCTATGTCTCAAAGTAATAGGAGCAAGTATCAACTACAGGTAGAAGGCCAAGCTGCAGCTAAAGATGTATTATCTGTAGTGAAGGAGTCTACAGGTGCAGACCCGTTTATAATGGAGCCTGATGAGTTGCCTACTAATGACGAGGAGACTCAATTGCATATGCAACTGAAGTACAAGCCTGCTATTGAGATTGCTGAAGAACAGGCTGTCAATACTATTTTTGACGAGAATAAATATGACGATATTAGAAAGCGGCTTGATTACGACTCTACTGTTATAGGTATCGCCGTAGCTAAGCATGAGTATAAACACAATGAGGGTATCCGCATATCATATGTAGACCCTGCTAATATTATATATAGCTATACGGAAGACCCTAATTTTAAGGATTGCTTCTATTGGGGAGAAGTGTCAGTGACTCCAATATCGGAGTTGAGAAAGATAAACCCAAATTTGACGGATACTCAGATTGATGAGATTAAAAAGGGCTCAGGTGCTTGGAACGATTACTTTGGCGTGGCCAATTTAGGATTCGATGATTTATATTCTAAGAATACAACCACTTTATTGTACTTTAATTACAAGACAACTAAGAAGATTGTATATAAGAAAAAGAAGTTAGATAATGGCGGAGTCCGTATGATAAAGAAGGGCGAGTCGTTTAACCCACCTGCAGAGATGATGGAGGAGGGTAAGTTTGAAAAAGTATCAAAAGAGATTGATGTATGGTATGAAGGGGTCATGGTTTTAGGAGCTAACATAATCCTTAAGTGGGAGATGTCTAAAAATATGGTTCGTCCTAAATCCGCTTCGCAATTCGCAATACCAAACTATGTAGCTTGTGCGCCAAGGATGTATAAGGGTAGAATAGAATCTTTAGGGAGACGAATGGTGCCACTTATAGACTTAGCGCAGATTACCCATTTAAAGGTGCAACAGGTTATAAATAGAATAGTACCTGATGGCGTATTTATTGATGCTGACGGTATAAATGAAGTTGACCTTGGGGAGGGAGCTACATATAGTCCTAAGGACGCATTAAGATTATATTTTCAAACGGGTAGTGTTATTGGGCGTAGTTATACCCAAGATGGAGAGTTTAATAATGCAAGAATACCTATACAGCAGCTTGAGTCTCGTTCGGGCGGGTCTAAGATGCAAATGTTGATTGCTAACTATGAACATTACCTGAATATGATTAGGGCGGTAACAGGATTGAATGAGGCCCGTGACGGGTCTATGCCTGATGCGAGGTCTCTTGTTGGGTTACAAAAGCTTGCCGCTATGAATTCAAATACTGCCACAAGGCATATATTGGATTCAGGAATTTATATATATAAGGCTCTTGCAGAGGCTATAACGTACAGAATAAGTGATATACTTCAATACTCTGATGCAAGGGAGGAGTTTATTAACCAAATAGGAAAGTACAATGTGAGCTTATTGGAAGAAATAAGTGAGCTATCTTTATATGACTTTGGTATGTTTATTGAGGTGGCCCCTGACGAGGAGCAAAGGGCTCAGCTTGAGGGTAATATACAAATGGCCATTTCTAAAGGGGATATAAATCTTGAGGATGCTATTGATATCCGTGAGTTAAGAAATCTAAAGTTAGCTAATCAGCTATTAAAACTAAAGAGATTAAGAAAGCAGGATAGAGAGACTAAAGTGGCTATGCAGCGAGATGCTATGGTGGCTCAGCAAAATCTGCAGTCTCAACAAGCAGCAGCTCAAATAGCTATGATGAAGTTGGAAAAGGAGGGAGAGGTGAAGATAGCTATTAAGGATAAGGAACTTGAGGTTGATACTGCGAAAATGACCGTAGAGGCTAATCTTAAGCGTACACTTATGAAGGAGGAATTCAACTATAATATGATGCTTCATAAGATGCAGATGGAGGTTACTAATTCTATAGAGACAAAAAAGGAAACAGAAAAGGAGAATCGTTTGAGACTGCAGAGTACGCAGCAATCGGCACTTATTAACCAAAGAAAGAACAACTTACCCCCTATGAGTTTCGAATCTAATGAGGACAGTTTTGATGGCTTTGGATTAGAAGAATTTGAACCGAGATAAATATTAAAAAAAATGTTATAACTTTGCTGAAATTAAATTTAAAAATATGGAATTAAGCGTAAAAGAAGTAGGTGCGCCTACTGCAAAAGGGGCGGTTGTACTTGAGAGTGAACTTATCAAGACTGCTGAATCAGGGACTACAGAAACAGTTGTTACTGAGCCTGAAAAGAAAGAATCTGAAGTTCAATCGGCAATCGAGTTGAATGATGATGAGGTTGTAAAGTATTTAAGTAAGCGTAGTAATAGACCAATTACATCGCTTGATGAGATAAAATTCGAGGCTGAGCCTCAGGAGCTACCCGAAGACGTATCTGCGTTTTTGAAGTACAAAAAAGAAACAGGACGAGGAATAGAAGACTTCGTTAAGTTAAATAGAGATTTTGAATCAGAACCGGAAGATGCCCTTATTAGAGGGTATTTGGTTGAGACTCAAAAAGGGCTTGATAAAGAAGATATAGATATCCTTATGGATGACTACTCTTATGATGAAGACCTTGATGACGAGTCTCATGTTGGCAAGATAAAAATCGCAAGAAAAAAGATTCTTATAGAGGCTAAGAATTTTTTCAACTCTGAAAAAGAGAAGTACAAAGTGCCTGTCGAGTCGGCAGGTGGCGGTCTATCAGAGAAGGAGTTGGATGATTACAAAGCTTATAAGCAATACATATCGCAGGCGAGTACTGTAGAAGAGGAGAATAGTAGAAAACGTCAGTGGTTTTCACAGAAAACTGACGAGCTGTTTACCGATGAGTTCAAGGGCTTTGAATTCGAAGTTGGTGAAAATGCTAAAAAAGTTCTATTTACTCCTGCAAGTCCGGTGGAACTTAAAACGCTTCAATCGAATCCTCAGAATTTTATTCAAAAATTCTTGGATGACAAGGGGATGATTAAGGATATAACAGGATACCACAAGTCACTTTCTGTAGCGATGAACCCTGAGAAATTTGCGAAGCATTTTTACGAGCAAGGGCAAGCAGATGCGATTATAAACCTTGATAAGGAAAGTAAGAACATCGACATGGCAACTCGTAGAGCACCGGAGGTATCAAAAGGACATTCAGGCATTCAGGTTCGTGCCGTCAATCCCGATTCGGGGAGTGGCTTAAGAATCAAAACAAAAAACTAATCTTTAAAACAAAAAAAAGTAAAAAACTATGGCACTATTATCAACACCTACCTATGCTTTGCAGCCTGCAAGCGAACAGGTAGCGTTATCAACAAACTACATCACCAATTTTGATTTCTTAAATCAATACTTGCCTGATGTTTACGAAAAAGAATTCGAACGCTACGGCAATCGAAGTATATCCTCATTCTTGCGAATGGTTGGAGCAGAATTACCAATGACATCTGACCAAGTAAAATGGGCAGAGCAAGGTCGCCTTCACATTAAGTACACAAGCGTAGGTACAGCAGCATCAGCAGCAGCCACTACGGGTGTTTTCCAAGTGAATGACACAGGGGTTACAGCAATAGCTATCCGAGTTGGGCAAACCGTTATGCTTCAGTTCAATACAACAGGGGTGCACTCTAAAGGTATTGTTACTGCAGTAAATACAGGTACACAGCAATTCACAGTTGCGTTCTACGGGGCTGCAGGTCTTGCTGCTACGGGGACAGGCTTGGGTAATGCAAACTACTCAGTGTTCATCTATGGGTCTGAGTTCAAGAAAGGTACAAATGGCATGACAGGTTCATTGGAAGGTGAAGATTCAATCTACACAAACTCTCCAATTATCATCAAAGACAAGTACTCTGTAAATGGTTCTGACATGGCTCAAATTGGGTGGATTGAAATATCAGCTCAAGAAGGCGGCGGACAAGGCGGGTACTTGTGGTATCTAAAATCTCAACACGAAACTCGTATGAGATTTGAAGATTACCTTGAGACTGCAATGATTGAAGCAACACCTGCTGAAGCTACTTCAGGAGCGTTAGCTGCAGGCTTTAAGGGTTCTGAAGGGGTGTTCTATGTTACGAACTTACGAGGTAATGTTTGGGGCGCAGGTACACCTACGGCATTGACAGATTGGGATTCTATCGTTGGGCGACTTGACCGTCAAGGAGCTATCGAAGAGAATGCTATTTTCTGTAACCGAGCACTTAGCTTTGATATTGACAATATGCTTGCTACACTAAGCGGCTTCAACGGCTCTTCTGCTGCAAACGGCCCATCATTTGGATTGTTTGACAATAACTCTCAAATGGCCTTGAACCTTGGGTTCTCAGGATTCCGTAGAGGTTATGATTTCTACAAGACTGATTGGAAGTACTTAAACGACCCAACAATGCGTGGGGCTATGAGCACAGCGTCATCAACCGCAACAGGTACCGTTAACGGGTTACTTGTACCGGCAGGTTCAACTACTGTTTACGACCAAACTTTGGGAGAAAACGCAAAACGTCCGTTCTTACACGTTCGCTATCGTGCTTCTCAAACAGAGAACCGCCGATACAAAACTTGGGTTACAGGTTCTGCAGGTGGAGCTAACAATAGCGACTTAGATGCAATGGAAGTTCACTTCTTATCTGAGCGTTGTGTATGTACTCTTGGGGCTAACAACTTTATGTTATTCCGCTTTGGGTAATATGTAAAAACAACAACAACATAGTCAGTGTCTTCAGGGACACTGACCATGTTTGTTTTAAATCTTTCACAATTAAAATCAAATAAAATGTCAGTAAAAAAACAAGCAAAAACAACACCAAAAGACAAGACCTACCGACTATTAGGGGGGTCTCCGTTATCTTACACATTGCCATCTCGAAACCATCCAAAATTCCCATTACTATGGTATGATGAGGAGAAGAACGAGAACCGAGCATTGAGATATGCGTCAAACCAAAATTCTCCATTTGAGGATGAACAAGATGGGAACTCAATTTTAGAGCCTATTATTTTTGAGGATGGTATGCTACACGTTCCATTTAACAAGCCATCACTGCAAGCTATGCTTCATTACCACCCACTAAGAGACATAGTCTTTACCGAGGTTGATAAAGAGAAGGATGCAGCCAAAGAGATTGAGATGATGGATATCGAAGATGATGCCGTAAAGGAGTCAAGAGAAATGACGATAGCTCAACTCGAAATGGTTTACCGAGTTATATTTGGTAAAGACCCGTCAAAAGTTGCCAATAGCGAACTAAAGAGAGATGTAAGGGTATTCGCAAAGACGAACCCTAAATCGTTTCTTGATATTACAAGAGACCCTGAATTGAAACACCAAGCTAATGTTAGAATGTTTTTCGAAGAAGGATTACTTGTCGCAAAAAACAACGACAGGGATTTGTGGATTCACACCGAAGGGAAGAAGGTTAAGCTTATGAGTGTCCCATTTGGGGAGACTCCATATGATGCAGCTTGCCGCTATTTACAAAGCGAAGAAGGCATTGACACCTTGAAAACGCTTGACGCAGTAGCTAAGCATTAATTTAAAAATAAAAAAACATAGGGGGTACATTAATGTGCCCCCTTTTTTGTATATTTGTCAAAATTTTAGAGATGATAAATTCGGTAAGGAATGCTGTACTTGCTATTTTAAATAAAAACAATTACGGCTATGTATCTCCATCGGACTTTAATCTATTTGCATTGAATGCACAAATGGAGCTGTTTGAGGATTTGTTTAAGGATTACAACTTAGCCATAAATGCTGAGAACTTAAGAGCCTCAGGGACTGATTATGCCGATATGAAAAAAGCGATAGAGGAGGTATTGGAGATGTTCCTTACAAGTAAGGCTCTCGTTATAAAGGCTAATAACTCATTTTATCAACCATCGGTGATAACTACGGGGGACTTTGCGTATATGATTAGCAAGATTGCTATTAACACGTCAACACTTAGTAGCGGTACTGCAACTTCAGTTGCGGCTAATGAGCTAAATGACTCTTCTGCTGATTTTGTTACAGATGGGATTGCCGCAGGGGATTTTATTGTCAATGCGACTACGTTTTTATCATCTACGGTTATTAGCGTAACGGGTGCTACGGAGTTAGTTTTGTCGTCAGATATATTCACTACAATAGGGAATGTGTATTATATATATAGCGGGAGTGCGACCTCTATAGCAGAAAAGGTTTCGAACGCTGATATAACGAGATTGAACGCATCGAACTTAACAAGTCCAACAAAAGCGTACCCTTCGTACACAATGATTGGAGATGCTGTAGTGTGTTATCCAAGTACGATTAATACGTATGGGTCAGTTATAGCCGACTACTTCAGGTATCCTAAGGAGCCGAAATGGACTTATAGTACATTAGCGAACGGGGAACCTGTATTTAATCAGTCTCAGCCTGATTATCAGGATTTTGAGCTTCCTGCAGATTATGAGTACTTATTGGTGGCCAAGATATTATCATATTGCGGTATATCAATAAGAGAGGTGGTAGCTTCTCAGTATGGGATAGCGAAAGAGCAGGCGAACAAACAAACTTTCAGTGTAAAATAAACAATAGATGGCATATTTATCTACTTATCAATATTATCAGAATAATGGGAATCAGCCCGAATCTACTAATTGGGGCTCGTATCAGTATGTTTCGCTTTATGACATAGTGAATAATTTCATGTTGATGTATTCAGGCAACCACTCGCTTGTGAATAATACGCCAAGACATAAGATTTTATTTCATGCAAAACGAGCTATACAAGAGTTGAACTATGATGCTTTCAAGGAGGTAAAAATCCTTGAGCTAACGGTGCCTTCATCCCTTATTTATATTCTCCCTCACGACTATGTAAATTGGGTTAGAATTTCATTGTATAAAAACGGGAGTTTGTTCCCTCTAAATGAAAATATACAAGCAATGTCTGCTTCTGCGTACCTGCAAGACCATAATGGCAAGATACTCTTTAGTCAGAATGGCGAGATATTGGAGCCGAACAACTCATTCTTGGATTATGACAGATTGAACGGGATGAGCAAAAGTTTATACCTCTCTCAAGGGTCTCAGTTTTCGGGGCAGATGGGATGGAATGTTGATGGTAATTGGTATTTTGAGATGAGTTTTAGCGGCGGTAGATATGGTTTAAATACGGAGACGGCTAATGTTAATCCGACATTTAGCATAGATAAAAAAAGAGGGGTTATAAATTTCGACAGCAGAATGGCTGAGGAGTTGTGCGTGTTAGAGTATGTGTCTGATGGTATGGAAGGGGGAGATGACTCTCTTGTTTCTGTCAATAAACTTTTCGAAGATTATATATACGCCGCAATTGAACATGAGATACTATCTTCGAAGCATGGCGTTCAAGAGTATATACTTAATAGAACAAGAAAAAAAAGAAGAGCCTTGTTGATGAACGCTAAGATAAGAATAAGTGATATTCATCCGGGGAAATTGTTAACAAGCATGAAGGGGATAAACAAAGTAATAAAATAACATATGTCTAAAGTATCGAGAAATTTTGTCGCAGGCAGGATGAATAAAGTTGTTGACGAGCGACTTCTCCCTGAAGGGGAATATATAGACGCTCTTAATATACGTATGGGGTCTACCGAGAATTCGGAGATTGGTGTTATAGAGAATACTATCGGAAACAAGCCATTAACTACACTTGTAGGTGCAGATAATGTCCCACTTAGCCCTGAAGCGATTTGTATCGGGGCTATAGAGGATAGTGCTAATAACAAGATATATTGGTTTGTTCATGACCCAAGTTTCCCCTCGGCAGCAACAGGTGTTTGTGATTTGATTGTATCATATGATATAGTAACGCAAACGCTAACTTACCATGTAGTTAGTGTAGATGATGGGGATGGGGTTAAAAGTACGCTTAACTTTAATAAACAATACCTAATAACAGGGGTTAATATTGTTGAGGGGAGATTACTTTTCTTTACGGATGATTATAATCCTCCTCGTGTAGTAAATGTAAATAAAAACTACGGGCTACCTGTTATGCTTGTTGACCCTCCTATCCTGTATGAAGAGTTGCTTGTAATTAAGAAGCCACCTGTAGAGGCCCCTGTCGTTGTACCTTTTGCTACGAGTGGGCAAGAGAACTACATGGACACGAGGTTTATTTCTTTTGCTTACAGATATAGATATGCAGATGGGGAGTACTCAGCTACGTCACAATGGTCTGACATATCGTTCATCCCAAGTAAGTTTGAATTTAGTATTAACAGCATGCTGAATGAGGGGATGTCAAATTCTTGCAATAGTGCTAATGTCACATATAATTCAGGAGGACAACTTGTTGTTGGTATAGACTTGTTATTTAAACAGTCGGCGAATAATATTATAAAAATAATCGAAAAAATAGACAAGGCCCAATTAGGGGTTGCTGACAATACACCTTATACATTTACTTTTGATAGCAGTAAGATATTTACAATACTTCCTGATGCTGAACTTCTTAGGCTATATGACAATGTTCCTTTGACTGCAAAAGCTCAGACTATAATGGGGAATAGATTGATGTATGGGAATTATGTAGAGGGGTATGATTTGTTAGATGCTCAAGACTCACCTGTAATGTTTGAGTACACTACAAAGTTAATTTCTGAGGATATAGGCATTGAAGAAATTCCAACATCTACATCCCAAGGGGCTTATTTTATAAACGGGGCGGTTAATATAGCAGACTCCATTGTATCTATGGACTTAAGTGGCATTGACTTAGTAGAGGGGGGCTCTGTAACTTTAAGTTATACGTTTAAGCATTCTGCATTTTCGGGGAATACCCCATATCCCGCAGACACTACAGATGAGATAGAAATAGATTTTTTATTTATATTGCCAACTTCATATTCGTCAGTATTTGATTTAGCCACAAGCCCCGAATTTAAGGCGGCTATAGGAACGTCATTACCTCTTGGAAATATAAAACCCGTATACTCTGCCGTTCCGGGGGCTGAGACATCTTGCGATGGGAACACGTCCACTGATGGGTTAAACTGTGCGATACCAAACAATTTGAATACGCTTACAAAAATAACAAGCGGTATTAATGCTTCAGGTGATGCGATTGGTATAATTACATCTCCGGGGAGTAGTCAGATAGGGTTTCAGTTGCCTGCTATGAAGTTTGTAGATAACGTAGCGGCTCCCACATTTTCTGTGTACGAGTATTATGAGGTTATTTTCTCTAATGCTGAGTGGCAAGCTGTAGCGTCCCCAAGGAGCTTACATAGTAATAGAGACTACGAGGTCGGTATTGTGTATATGGATGAATTCGGGAGGTCGTCAACAGCTTTGGTTAGTCCGTACAACACAATTCACGTACCGTGTGCTAATTCCGCAAAGAAGAATTCAATACAGGTTACCATCCCGCCTCAACAAGTAGCCCCGTATTGGGCTAAGAGATATAAGCTTGTTGTAAAACCAAGCGCAGAGTTTTACGAGACAGTTTATTCTAATATATTCTTTAAAGACCCTGATACAGGGGAGGTTTGGTTCTACCTTGAAGGAGAAAATTCAAGAAAGGTAGAGACGGGGGATAGGCTTATAGTCAAGTCTGACTCTAAGGGGGCTACAAGAAGTTGCGTATATGCAACCGTCTTAGAGAAAGCGGCAAAGCCTTCTGCATTTATAACGACAGGGAATGGCATTGATGCTCTTGGTGGGACTTATATGAAAATAAACCCAAGTAACTTCTCTGCCGAAGAGGACGAAAACTCAACAATATCACCGGGGATGCTTTCGGTCACGGCACCTTCAGGAGGGAATTATGCAAAATTAGATTACCCTGTGAATATAGAAGACCCGGGGGTGCCGGGAACTTATATCGATTATGACATACCTGCAGGTAGCCGAATTTACATAAAAGCCGATTGGGACAGACCGGGGAATCCAAAGGGAGATGATAAAGCTTGCGAACACAGGGGGTATCTTCTCGAAAAAACATACACAGCATCGTCTGACTATGCTAATTTTGAGGATTGGTTTAATGGGGATAATATACAATTGACATTAAACACAGGAACATCTAAGGATAATAATACAGAACTTGGCTATATACAAGCGAACGGGGTATTGACTACTTTTTTATTTTATATATGTTATCTTCAATTTTATAGAGACCCTTCTAACAATAAGCTTGTGCTGCAATTTGGCACAGGGAAGAGTTGCACATTTATAAAAAGAGCGTATAAGAACTATAACCTTTCTGTTACTATAACTGTTTACAGGGCTGACAATAACTTTATATTTGAAACGGAGCCTACGGACTCCAAGCCTGATGTGTTTTTTGAGAATAACTTGTCATTTGCGATAGATGACTTAGGGCAGCACCAAGGGAATGTGCAAAATCAAAACATTGGTGGCGGGTTGCCTGCGATAGTAGATACAGGCTTTTTCAACTGTTTCGCTTTTGGAAATGGTGTTGAAAGCTACAAGGTTAGGGACTCTATCGTTGGGAAGTACTTTACGATAGGAGAGCGAGTAAATACTGTTTCTGCTCAAAATTACAAGAGGGCTGATAGGTTTTCCGATATAACATATAGCGGAATCTACAACCCCGAGACGAACGTAAACAAACTGAACGAGTTTAATCTTGGTCTTTTAAACTACAAAAACCTCGAGGCTTCATTCGGCCCTGTCTATATGATGGACGGGAGAGAGACTGATGTTCTTGTTCTGCAAGAGGACAAAATCTCATACGTGCTATCGGGCAAAAATTTACTTTCAGACGCTGCAGCGGGAGGAGCTATAGCGTCCATCCCTGATGTGCTTGGAACTCAAATAGCTCGTACTGAAAAATATGGGATAAGTTATA